CACGCAAGACAAGCATGGCTGTGTAGTCAGCGTTTTTATCCGAAGCAATTGCTGTGTCCCATCCAATGAAGTGTTGTCCGAACACGCCAGCGGGATTACCTTCTTCATCGTATTCAGTGTCAGCCCTGTCGAGTAACACCAAATCAGTATTACGAGCCTCGTTGAGAATAGTAGCAGGGAACATACTCGCAACATCGTGAATAGGTTCACACAGGTATTCACGGCTGAATTGTATAGCGGGCATTGACATACGCCGCCGTTCAAGAGACTCCAAATCCCACCGTTCCGGCCAAAGAGCCTTACCTTCATTGTCAATAGCAGGGTATGTTTCAACACGGAATGTTTCTTTTTCTTCAAGTTCTGCGTATAAATCGTTGTAACTGAACGGTGTACCGACCATCATCAAACGGGATGAGTGGTGCAGAACAGGAAGAAGAACACCGTAAAACCAGTCAGCGGCTCGCTGTAGTTCTCCACCAGTCGTTCCCCAAAGAATATCGTCGCATACTACTACATCGGGGTGGAAACCACGAGTTGCACCACCAACGGACTTTGCCATTAAACGGCTACCATTGGTAAACTCAAAGTAAGATTTAGCCCACGGTCGGCCACCTTCGGGCTTTAAGTGTCGTAGAATATCAGCACCTTCGATGCTGTTGCGAATAAAACGCATGTGTTCAAGTGTCTGTTCCAAAGAGTGAGAAAAAATCATGATGTGAGTGCCGGGTTTGAATGCGGCAATCCAAAGAGCATACGCCATAAACAAAGTAGATTTACCGTGGTCACGACTCGCTTTAACACAGTAGTAACGGTGTTCATTCAATCCTTCTTCCCAAGACTCATGGTGGTGATTGTAATGAAAGCCCAATATTTCAGTAAAGAAATACTTGAATGACTTTGCCGACATTTTACTATCCATGTCACGGATAAACGCATTCATATCATCTCCCATGCAATCAACTCAATTTTAGATACATGTATGCGGAGAGTGTGCCGATTTGGTGCGGTGTCATTTTGTAAACCATGTCCGGTCCGAGTTTGTCATAAATTGCACCAGTAAACAAACTCGTTTGTACTTTATCCCAACTTTCTAACGGTTTAAATTGATTAGACATACCCTGCCTTTGTATTTCTTCGATATTCGGTGTTCCTCCTTCTGTCATTTGATAGGCAGAACCGGCTACTCCTTGTGGTGGCATACCACCAAGTACACTTTGAGCCTGTTCTGTTGGCATCTGTGGGGCAAAAGCGGCTTGTGCGTCTGCTAAAGAATATTGCGACGGTGTTTGCTGTGCAGGTGCTTGCTGTGCTTGCCAACCATACGGATTACCACCCCAATTATTACCACCCCTTCCCGGTGGGGCTGAACCCGCTGGTAGTGGATTTACCGTTGATGCTGGTTGTTCTTGTCCGGGTAGTGGTATGTTTGGTTGCTGTACTTGCTGTTGAGGCATATTTGGCGGAGTTGCAGTTGATACTTGCTGTGGAGGTACCATTGCCATTGGGTCCATCCCTAATGCGTTAGGTGCAGGTGTAGGTGCAGGTGCAGGGGCGGCTTGAGGTGTGGTAGGTTGATTTTGAGCAAATTGCATAGCCGCAGTAGTCTGTCCGGGTGCTAAATATCGAGGGTCGCTTGAGTTTAAATTATATCTCTTTTGTTGTTTTGCCGCAAAATCAGTCATAACATTAGGTGCAGGTGCGGCAGGTACAGGTGCAGGTGCAGGTGTAGGTGTAGGGGCGGCTTGAGTAGGTGTAGTTACAGCAACATTAGTATTGTATCTCCCTCCACCGGTATTATCGGGTTTAGGAATAGGGTTGCCCTCCGGCGTATATTGTTGTTGATGCGCTGGTGGCATAACAGGTGCTTGCACACCAACTTTAGGTGCTTGATTATTTGGTACTGGTGCTGGTGCTTGAACTGCTACTGGTTCTTTCCCACTAAAAATAGGTTTAGCGTTGGGGTTTATTTTTTCACCAACATTAGTATCAAGTGTTGCTGTAGGGTCCATTCCTTGATAAGTAACTCCCGCTTGAAGTGGTGCGCCTAAGTTTCCACCCTGCAATGCTTCTGCACTTTGTTGAGCAGTAACCGCCGCCGCCGCTACTTTACCACCCATTCCAACAAGTCCTCTAAGTCTTTGACGGCCTGTAACGCCTTGCCCTCGTTGAGCAAAAGTATTACGAGCAAATTGTCCAAATGTAGGTTTTTTACCACCACCTACAATTTGCTGTACTGCAATTTCTTTTCTAATCAAAATCTTATTTGATAAAGGGGGTTCCGCTTTTACTAAAATCCTTGACATAACTTCACCCCATATTAGTTTTAATGACTTTGATTATTTTAGCATCTACATTGTAAGACTTAGCGATATTATGCCAATCACCCATTGTTTGGTTGATTGTTACTACTTCACTTGCGGTCAGCCCAACATGCTTTGCGAGAGTGTGCGGATTGTTAAGATTACTGTTAAGTTTAATCCCATCGAAAGCGGCTTCTTCTTGTTGCATTCTTTCCAATGCTTTCATTACTCTATCCATAACTGGTAGGTGTGCATCTTCGGCTTTCATGTATTGAGAGAGCATTTGTTGGCGAGGGTCGGAAAGAGACTGTTGCGCCCTTGCTTCAATAGGTGTTAGTTCCGGTGAAGGTGCTGGACTGGTTCGACCAACACCACCAGCGGTCATCATCTCTCTAAATTGCTGTGGGTTATGCCCTGCAATCTGTGGTCTAAATTGTTGAAACCGTGGGTCAAGAGGCGTAGCCGGTGGACCTTGAGGAACTACACCAACCCTTCGAGGGGGTGTCCCACCGGTAGGAGGCGGTGAAGATACCGATGGCCCTGCGAGACTTGCGGAAACAGGGTCATCCGGTGGGACTTGTTCTAATTCATTTGTATGAACTGGCATAGAAGAAGTGCGTTCATAGTCATCAATACCATGAAGGTAAGCATCCATGTGCGGCTCAAGAGATACATCCGTACCTTCTTCGGGATAATTAGCAAAAGTCATACCTTGCATTGGTTTCGTGTTAATATCACCAAGTGCCATTTTTACAGGATGTCCCTGTGCTTCGGATTGATGGTCGGCAAGTGCTTCAATAATACCACGGAATCGGTCAACTTGACCCATAAGACCTTCATTATAATTTACATCAAAAGCATTTAATTCTTCACTGGTAATAGGATGTGTGCCAAACTTACTCCTTTCGGGGTCATCATTATCTACCCCGGATTTATGTGCAAGAGCCATCAATCGAGCCGCTGAAAGGTGTTTACCTTTTCCTCCACCAGCACCGGGTTTGAAAAACTGGCTGTGTTGGTCGAAAGACAAACCTTCTTCATCAGCACCGTGTATCTCCATTAAACGGTCAAAGTGCTTTTTGAAATCTCCTTGTCCACTACGGCCAAACAAAAACATCATTGCCGGAACATGAGACATGTCTTCAATCAATTTTCTTTTCATCGCAGGGTCTTGTAGAATCTCACGAAGAGGGCGTTGAATCATTTCGGGGCTACCCATTGTTCCCATGTTAATTGTTGCAGGAACATCGGGAATGTTTTCAATACCTCCTTCTAATGCTTTATCAATTGATTGTTCTGCGGCTTGATACAAACCCCCTTGATGGTCCCATGAAGGTTTTTTACCTTTTTTTTGCATATACTGGTTAAGGTTTGGATAATACATAATGTCGGGTAAGTGATGAGTGACTGAATGGGTAAACACTGGTGTTTGGTCGCTAAAGTAATCATCGGGCGCACCCGCTATGTCTTTCGGTCCTATTTCAGCGGGGTGTTCTTGATATGAAGGTTCGATTCGGCCTTGAGGGGCCATTTCACGAGCGTAGATGTATGGTTTTTGAACAAAAGAAAGTTGTTTTGATACATCAAAGGGTAAACCGTGTTCGTCTTCAAGGATATGTTGCAGTTCGTCATTAAAAGGAATAGCCCCCGATTCTACAAAACGACCCATCGGCCCATCAATGTTTTTATTTGTATAATGAGTAATTAAAGTATTACTTTTTGTTTTGGTTGCTCGGTCGGACATCTCTCGTGTACTACCACCCGGAGGTAGCATACTTGCTCTAATTTTTCTCCAAGCCATATTTTCAAAAGGAGGTAAATGATGGTCGCCTTGTGTTAAATCATCTAAACCTTTGTGACTTGTATGATTTTTATTAAAATTAGTAATTGCTTGATTGATAATATCTACAGGATTAGCGTCTTTCTTATATTTTTTCAAAAACCAACCTAAACGAGTAACAGCCGCATCAATACCGTGTTGGTAACTACCTACAGAAGTAACCCAATGACGCTCACCGTGGTCGCCGCTTTGCCATTCACCCGGTATAATACCCCCATGACCGTCATGTGCATAAGCAGGTATGTCTTCTTCTGTGGGTGGTGTAAATGCAGTTGCGGGTGGATTACGAATCATTGTAGAACCGTGTTCCGGTGTATGGGCTTTCATACCCCATGCTTTTACAATACGATAACCTTTAACAAAAATCATCCCATATGCCCCCGCTTACCGGATAAATAACCCGCAGGGTCGAGTCCTAAGCGGCTTGAATTAGTTTCAAGGTTTTGAGTTGGACCATCGTTCTTCTCTTCTTCATCTTCATTACTATGTACAGGAGATGGGTGGTCGGGTACATTACCGTCATAAAAATTAGGCTTTGACTTCTTCATGTTAGCCTTTGCTCGCTGTGCTTGAATTAACATACGCATCAATTGTAGCATTTCTACTTTATTTGCATGACGATTTGATTTAAGTAATTCACTTTGGGTTCGCTCATTGCTCATCATCATACTCGATGATTGAGGTGCTGGCATACTTGGAACACTACTCATTGGTGGGGGCATCTGCGGCATAGATGGCATCTGCGGAGTTGGCATCCGTGGCATCCGTGGCATACGAGGTCGGCGCATCGGTCGGAGTGCAGGTCGAGACATTTGGCCGGATTGTCCGGGGAGTAGTCCAGTCAAGCGGCCACCACCAGTTGGTCCGGCAGTGAATGACCTTGCGCTGTGTCGAGCGTGTGGAGAATAAGTTGTACGAACATTACCAAGAATCTTCTTTGCTTCTTGCTGTCCCATGTATTGGCGATACTTCTGTGGGTCTTTACTCATAGGTTGCTTTGTAGCAATACCTCGGTGTGACATTTCAACAGCCAAGTGTGGCTTCATCAATCCGGTTTTCTTACCACCCTTGATACCACGCATGTGCGCTCGGAAACGACGCATGGTTGCACCAACAGGAGTTTGACCGCCGGGTGGTCTTTTGAATTGTCCAGTTGAGGGTCGGAACTCTCTTCGCTTTTCACGGCGACGGCGACCTTCAATGATACCCGGTGTGTCACGCTTGAGTAGGTTACTCCAAGCACCATCCATTGGCTCGCCAGTTCTTACGGCTGAATTACCTGTACCCATTGCTGAACCTGTACCTGTCTTTGCACCAGTGGCTAAGTCGAGTAAATGTCCACGGCTACCAGCCGGTCCACCTTGAAGTCCTATCTCACGCTCATCATCACGCTTGTTACCGTCATCAAGACCGGGTTCTGTTTCCAATCCCGGTCCTGCACCTAATCCTTGAGATGGTTTAATTTGAATGTGTTTAATTTCTTTAGCCTTACGCTTGGTTTCTTCTTCTTTGAGTTTTTTTTCTTCTGCCCGTTTTTCATTGTCTTCGGGTGAAGTAGGGTTATACTTATTTTCGTCTTCATTAGCCGACGAATACATTTGAGAAGATTCGCTACGGGGCGCATACATTCGTGTGTCCGAACCTCTACCCATTGCCATTATTCCACCCCCATGTTTGATTCAAGTTGCTTTTTAATACGACTCCAAGTTTCGGGACTTTCTTTGCTCAACTCAATTGACAACACATTGATAGTTTGGTTAATTTGTTGTCCATCACTTTGCGGCCCCCATTGGTCTTGGAAGCGTAGAAGGTCTTTCACAGTTTCCCGCACTTCTTTATGCAATATAACAGCATCCCTAACGAATCCATCTTCATGCACACTACCTTCATCAAGTAGTTCACCAAGTTTATGATTTAATTTTTGAGCATTAGAACGAAGTAATTCAATCTCACGACCTGCTGTAAGTGCCACTTCAAGTGCCGCTGTTTTTTGCACTAACGGTTGAAAATGATTCTTCATATGACTGTAAACCACACTTTCACTTATTTCAAGTGCAGTAGCAATAGCATCAGTTGAGCCGCCGTTGTTAAAAAAGTCAAACTCATAATCAGCACGATTAGGTGAAGAACAAACCGGACAAGAAGGATTAGCCGCCATATGGTATTCACCCATATGGTTGCGGTAATGACGGTCAGTGGTATTAGCCCGCCAACTCATGTTTTTATCCATTTCTTTTGGAGTTACATGACCTTGCAAGAGTTGTTCTTCTAACTCACTACGGTCGTCGTGTATGCACAGACGGCAAGAGCGTTTTACCACTTGCTCTCCGCCCTCCATGCCAGTCTTAGGGACCACCCTTAGAAAACAGTTATGGTTAATGTAATGTTCGGAATAATTATGTGGAAGGTAAAAAGAGTAGCGGGAGTACCTCTTAACAAAGAATCTATTCGTAGCCTCACGCAAGCGGCTAAAGATTTAGCAAAAGGTCAATATGCACCATCTACATTAGTAAATGAACGCCTTCGTATTTGTGAATCCTGCCCTCACGGTGGGACAAAATGTAGCCTATGTGGTTGTTTTCTTAAATCAAAAACAGCACTTCTTAATTCGGCTTGTCCAATGCATAAGTGGCCGTCAGCGAGTAATGCGGGAATAGACACCAGTAAGCATAAGGAAACTGGCAAACAAACCAACAAGGTAGTATGAAACGCTTGCAGAACCCATTGTTCCACCTTTAAAAATTAAAATCATACTCATAGTTACAATCACTGATATAAGTTGTACCATAATCATATCAACAATAACACTACGACTTGGGTTCAACATATCGAGTGAAGTAGCCGCAAATGAGGCTGGTATATATCCTGCATAATCATTATTTTCTTTCATTTAATTCACCGCCCCATTCCAATAAAACTGCGACCAAGACTACCTAAGCCTCCGCCGACTTTTTCCATTACACCTTCATTTGCAAGTGCCGCTGAAAGTGCGCCACCCATCATAGATTGTTGAGCGAATGTTGCTAACTGTTGTTGTTCCATTTCTGTTTGATTTACTGCTTGCTGTGCATTAGATTGTAAGGCGGTAAATTGACCTGTTACATTTTCAGCACTTATTGTTTGAAGGTTTTGAGGTAAAGATGTAATATCCATTTTCATTGCACCTGTATCTTCATTGATGGTAAATGTGGCGTTTCGCAAAACTTCTATGAGATTAAAACTAACAATTGTACTAAACATTTCAACTAATGTTCCCATTTGAGGGCTTGCAACATATCTTTCAATTGGTGAAATACCACGCAAAAGCATAATTTGTACTTCAAGTTCACTTGGTGGTGTCGGTGGTTGTTGAGCAAATTGATTCTGTTGCCCTCCGAACATACCTTGCATTATAGGGGCTTGACCTGCGCCCATCATTTGTTGATTAGCCCACGGGTTTTGACTTTGCATTCCCATTGGTGAATTTTGTGCGCCTAAATTTAAAGCACCGTTATTCATTGGTGTGTTATTTCCGCCTAATCCGAACATCTCACTCACCTATCCCAATACCTTCTTGCTCAAGAGGGTTTTGTTTGATAGCATTATTTACATGTTGTTGAACAAGGGCTTGGAATGCAGGTGTCGCTTGTTGTTCTAAAGCCATTTCATGTTGAAATATTCGCAAATCAAAAGAGACTGTAGTAATATCATTTTGTCCTGTTAATGGATTAGTATAATGATTAACATTGATGCCTTTTGTTTTACGAGAATCCTTTTCAAGTTCTGCAAAAAAAGGTTCATATTTTTTAAGCATAGTAGGAGTAGGGTCTTTTTTGGTCATAGTCGCAATAGGAACTGTGACAATTGATACACCCTGCTTTACCCTATCTCGTAATCGTTTTGGATTTGATTCATCCATACGGTCTTGTTCTGTTTCCCACTTACATAGTAAATGAAACAAATGCATGTGTTCGGGACAATAAGTTCCTCTCATCTTACGACCACTGGTAACTCTTTCCATAGCGACAAAAGCCTCCGGTTCACCGGTAACTGGATTCTGCCAATACATTTCCCAAAGAGAACGCCCCGAATCATCATCACTAATTTTAGCATACAAGTTATCATGTTGAATAAGCACAGAACAATCACAACCATCAATTACGCAAATATGACTTTGTTTATTGTAATTGTATTTGCGACCTAACGCCCATCGAACAGGGTTTACTATATGGCGTTTTGAAGGAGTTAGAAGTTTGTAGGCTTGTTTAATGTCTTTACGACGAGCCTTATGTGGGTCAGCGTGACGACTTGGATAAAAGTTTACTTTAGGAACTTGTAAGTTATTTTCATTTGCCGCTTGTTGCATTGCTTCTTGAGCATTTGCTTGTTCCATTAGTGCCGAATAAGTCAAAGATTCATTTCCTTGTTGACTTAAAGCCATTAAATGTGCTTGGTTTACATTACCAAGATTTGCTTGTTGATTTACTTGAGGTATCATTTAACATCACCTTTTATTACTTCAAGATAAAATCCCTTTTCACTACTACCGCACAGTTTCCATTTAATTTTATCTCCTGCTGATAAATTAAGTAATTCAGCCATTACATTAGGAATGACTGTTCTTACGCATTTACTTTTTTTGTTTACTGCAATTACTGTTGTTGATTTATTTAACATATTATTCCCTCATGTTGTTAGTAAGTCTATCATTGTATCTTCGACATTCCATCCTATGCGTGTAGCCATAAATGAACGGCGTGTAGGAATGCCCGCTTTCTGTAACCGTATGAGGTCATCTCTAAACGCATCAAAAATCTTGTGTTCACCAATACGGTTTTGTTGCCACAGCATTGCGGCTGTATCATCAAAGAAACGGTCTGCTTTGTTAGCAACAAGCATAACTAATTTTGGTGCATATTTTTTTCCATGCCATCGGCTTTTCATATTACGATAACGATAAGTTCGATTTACTAAACAATCTACAAGATATTTGAAGCCAGCAATTTGTTGCAATGCTTCGCCACCACCTTTTATGGCTCGGTCATCAAACATAAACACTACAGCCTCAACCTGCCGAGAAACCATATCATCAATCCAAAGATTCCAAAATCGTTCTTGCCCTCCAATATCCGATGAATAGACAACACG